TCCCAAGTCTTCTTTGAAAATATGTTAGAACCTTGAGCAACTTCTCTACCAACAACATAACCAGTATTGATTGTCTTACCATATGCAATTGCAACTTGAAGTGTACTAATAATAGGGCTTAACAAACCCTTACCAAACCAGGTTACAGCACCAAGACCGCGTTGAAGCAATGTAGGGTCTTCTTGAATAAACTTAGCCGTTGGGTATAAAGCCTTAATGTTTGTTTGGGCTTCTTCTGTTAATGATTGAAACTCACGCTTAGCATCATCTACTTTAAGAGCACGAAGTTCTTTTGCTTTTTTAATAGTATAAGACAGTTGTTCAACAGCAAGTTGCCCATCTGGAGACAGATTAGCGTTTTTTGCTGCGTTGTAAATGGCAGGGTTAACTTCTCCTACTACTGGATTGATGCGTGCCATTAGTACCCATATTCAGCAAGGGTAGAATAAATAAGTTCTGCTTCTCCAGTTGGGTCAAACTGTGCAATCTTACGCATAGTTACAGAAAGAGGTTCTTTGGTTGATGGGAGGTTCATTACTTCACTTCCAGCACCTGGTCCGATGTCAATACCATTTTCAATTGGTTCATTAACACGACCAGTTGGAGCCATTAACTCTGTTGGCATTGGCATTGGTTCCATAGTGTTACCAGCCATTGGTGCTGCTACTTGGTTTGAGTAGGTTTCTTGTCCCTGTCCGTATGGAAGTCCTGAGACGTACTTAGCAGGTTGCGTTGGTCCCCCGTCAGTGCGCTGAGAAAGAGCGCCAGGGCCTGAAACTGTTGCAGGGTTAGACGGCGCACGATAGCCACCACGTCCTTCTGGTGCAGTTGTCATTACTCATCTCCTTCGTCTTCCAATTCATCATCTTCATCTGCTGGCGGTTCGCCAAAAGATTCTTTATTGTATTCCTTAGCCATACGCATCATGCCATAGGCATTCCAGGGTGTCATTGCTTCTGACACTTCCGTATGCAAGTAACGAGTTCCATCATAATCTGCCCATTCTGTAATTATTAGCCAGTTAGCGCAGATGTAGTTAGACCCTTCAGGGTCTTCTTCTATTAGAACTCTTAGTGCTTGCTCTATTTTCTCCCTGAACTTCTCACTCATTTTGCGTACTGAATCTTTGTTATGATTGGTGCACTTGTATAGATGTCCCACATGCAAGCAACTTCAATTGCTCTACGGATTATTTTTTCCGCTTGTTCTGGAGTTTTCGCTTTATCAATATGTAAAGCCTCCATAACTCCCAAAGCAACATCGCCACCGCTCCCACCATAATAAATACCACGGATATCACGGTCCCAAGAATAATCCTCAAAGATAGGATAAATAGTTCCATGTATGCTGATAATAAAATCTGAATCCTGCGCTGCTGCATCCCCGTCTTCTTTCATGTCATAACCTGCATCAATGAAAACTTTACGCATTGCAGGAATAAACTTCTGCGTCATAAACAAATCTAAGTTCTCTAACTTAGTTGGCTTAGGTGGTTTCCATCCAAACTGCAAGATGTTAGAACCACGACTAGCACCAGAACCTCCAATGAGGTATCCGTTGTTTTCAATAATCTTATGAGTAGCAATCGTCATAGGACGACCACCTTCATCAGATGCTCTGGAATCGCAACCGATTACAGACCAACCATCTCCTTGATAAGCAGCCAGTGTTGTCATTGTCCCCTACCTAGTTATCTTTGAGTTACTGTTCTTGCCGAAGCGTTTGCCGTCCCACCCATTGTTAGGCTAGAAAGTAAACTTTGTAGTCCTTGTGGCGGTTGAGAGCCACCTGCTGGAGCCGCGGCGGGAGCAGGGGACGGTTGCTCTACCATAGGTGCTTCTCCAGCAGGTGGTAATTCTGGAGCGAACACATCATTGATTGCGTCCTCAATCTGAGTGCCCTTTTGTCTCATACGGATTACTTCTGCAATCTTCTTAACAATTGCAGTTGGGTCTCCGCCATTAGCAATAAGTTGCGGAATAGCCTGTGCTGAAGCATTTAAAGAACCAATAAGAGAGTTGCGCATTTCTTCAACTTCTATTTTTTCTTGCTCCTGAGTTACGTTAACTCCGAATGGCAATTCACGCATTGCTAAGTCCTTGGAGATTAATTTACCGCCAAGGGCTTGTAACATAAAGATAAGTCCCTGCGCTGGATTAAGACCAGCCAACATTCCATAACGAACATCAGCAGAGTAATCTCCCTTAATATCCTTTGAAGGTAGATACTCAATTGCATAAGGGCTACCTGCATCAATACCACGAATGGATTTTGTTTCATTAAAGATTTTTTCATCTACTTCAAAACAAAGTGAGATAACAGTTTTTAATGTAGATGCAAGGATAGCCTGTGCTGATTTAACCTGTGTATCAAATCCACCCATAAGGGCTTGAACGCCTTGACCAGTAATAATCGAAGCATCAAGATTTCCAGTACGTGATTCAGGATAACGTGTACCCATACGCAATTCATTTTGCAGAACTGCTTGCTCATTAAACAATGAGCCAGATACTGGTAGTTCAACTCGGCGAACACCCGCAGGGTTCTTAGTACGGATAACTCCGTCACCACCAAATTGGAACTCGTTCACATCGTCAGGAACAATCAATGGTGACTGAACGGCCTTCTCTGTTGCTTCCATCGCAAGTAATGCGAATCTATTGCGAAGCAACTGAATACCAAGTACATCATCAAACTGTCCACGCATCTCTCCATCAACGGTTGGTCGTCTTGCGACTACAACCATCAACTTACCAATAGGATTCTTGGCACGGGAGATAACGAGATTCTGTCGTTCTGGAACGAAGATAATAGATTGATGCTGGTCGTAGTAACGAACAATCTCAAATCTACTATTCATGTCTTGGTCGTATCCGTCACGACCAAGTAAAACGTCAGCATGTTCTGGGAATTGAGAAATCAATTCAGCCAGTGGCATAGCATAACGCTTAGCAAAAGCAACGCAGCGTCCGTAGCGGTCAAATTCAGGATACGCCCCGACAGGACTTTCTACGCGAATACGCGGCAACTTTGCTTCAGTGTCCAGTTCAATAATGAACGGAACAAACCCAAATGTCACATACCAATCTGCTCCAGTATACATCTGGACCTGCAAATCAGAGTTATAAAAATAGTTAGCAGCAATACGAGTACGGTTATCTGCTGCTTTACGAGCACGGTCTTTAACTTGGCTAACTACTGAGCAGTTAACTGCAGGTAACGGAGCCATAACTTCAGATAAGTCACGGGCTACAATGTCAACAAAGTTGGCAACTACGTTAGCCTCTACACCTTCTGGAAAGAAATCAGGATATACGCTAGAAATTTTACCTTGACGTACTAGTAATACATCTTGCTGACGTGAATCACGGTCACGGGTGCGGTCTTTTAAAGACGCAACACGTGCAAAAATTTGCTTATCAGTTAGCATTACTTAGTTTTCTTTCCTCGTGTAGGAGAGTTTTTACGCGGCGTTTTTCCACGTTCTAAATCTCTAATCTTTTTTAAAGCCTCAGTAATACGACTTTCTATTTCCCTGTAGGCTTTTTGTTCTCTTTTGCTTAATTGACCAAATGCTGCAAGTTCATTTCTTGATGGAGTATCTGGATTACGTGCTGGTTCACGTGATGCAATTGTTGGACGTGATTGAGTAAGTGTATTCCTTGGGTCTTCTCCAGCATTACGCAAAGCCGCTCTACGAGATGCATCCATTTCTCTATCTTTTGGATTTACTTTTTTAAGTCGTTCGCCTTTAGCAAGTAAACGCTTTCGCGCTGCTTCAGCACGTTTCATTTCTTCACGCATTGCTTTAAGTTCACGCTTTACTGATGCTTTTCCTGCTCCTGGTCTTGCTGGTGTTGCTGGAGTAACACGTTTACCTTTTGTTGCTTTAGGTGAAGTACCACGAATAATGGCAGCACGCTTTGCTGCTGCTCGTTTAGCAAGAACATCTGCTGGAGTAACACGGTCTTTTTGATAAGATTTAGTTACAGTCTTTGTATCAGGCTTTATCCTAGGCTTGTAAATATCATAAAGTTCTTTAGCAGGGTCAACCTTTGGTGCACGTGGACCAGTTTGACCTCTACGTTCTACAACACGCTTAGGTGCATTGGCTACATCTGGTCTACGAACAGCGCGACCCAACTTAGGTGCGCCTGTTCGCATTTCAGTGCGAATAAGTTCTTTAATATCCTTTTGAGTAACCTTTTTATTAGCGGCTTGTATAAGACGCTTTTTTGCTTCGTTAGAGACGGCAGCCTTCTGTATTGCTTTTATTATTGATGATACGTTAGGCATCCCTACTCCTTACTTCTTTTTATTTGTTTTTGTAACTTTCTTAGTTGCTTTTTTATTTTTAGAAACAGCCTTAACAATTTTCTTTGTGCCTTTATATGCAAGACCTATACCTTTACCGCCAACAAGAGTAAAAGCAATATCAGCAGGAGTTTTAGGAATTAAGTATTCATCTGCTGTTTTAATAACTTTGCGTGAGGCTTTAGTTACTCTTTTATTAACTTGATTCCAAGCAGCGTTATTAAAACTTTGCACCATGTTACTTAGCCTTTTTTCTTTTTTGTAATGTATCTAGATTTTTTATTATCACTACTTAATGCTTTTTGGATAGATTTCCAATCAGTTACATTTGCTTTTGAGTTTTTTCCCTTAACAAGAGGCGCTTCAGAAACCATTCCTTTACCACGTTTTGTGGCAAGTTTTCCTTCTGCATTAATAACTCGTCCAGGTTTTTTTGCTGCTTTTTGTTTTCCACGAGTTAACTTAGCAACACCCTTAACAATCTTAATTGGATTTGGCATTACTTACCTTTTTTCTTTACTGGAACTGGCTTTCCACGCATAACACGATACTTTGCTTCAGAAGATTGATTGCCAGCATTACGAACAAGTGGATGCTTACTTAAACGACTATTAATATTTGCTTCTGCTAAAGTAGAACGGCGTGATTTTGTTGCGCCTGGAAAGTATTTTTTATTAGCCTCTTTAGCCCAAGTTTTATTTTTACCTTTAGTAATATTTACGCCAGAATCTTTTACTTTAGCATTGCGAACATTTGCTTTGGCTTTGCCAGTTGTAATTTTTTTACTAGTCTTAGTTAAAGCCTTAACAATCTTAATTGGATTTGGCATAATTAAAACATCTTTCGTTTTGCAGGTGTTCTCTTAATACTCGCTGGCAAAAGAGTTCTAACTCCAACCTTAGCGCCTTCAATCTTTGGTAACGGCTTCTTCTTTGACGGTACATCAAAACCCTTAGGCATTCTACGCGCTGGCGGCATAGGTACTTTGCTCTTTTTTGTTGGCATAATTACTTTGCTCTTTTCCTAAGTTGAGTTTTCTTTTTTGTTCCAAAACCGTATGCTGATTTTCCATCTTCAATAGCCTGCTTTGCAACTCGCTTAGCAGCAGGCATTTTTTTATCTATAAATTTGTCAACCTTTTTAATTGTTTTTGGTGCATCTACTGTTACAGCCTTTGTATATGCAACATAAGCCTTAGCCGCAGTCTTTACTGCTTTTTCTGTAGCCTTCATTGTTTTTAACATGCCACGTGTAGCAGCGCCAGCGCCGTTTTCTGGATTCCTAACCACTGGCTTTTTAGGCTTTGCTTTAGGAGTAACAACTCTAGCGCTGCCATACATGCGTATAGTTCCTGTCTTGTATTCAGGAGTTGCTTTGCCAGACTTAACCTTACCAATGGCTTTTGCCATGCCATCTTTTCTAATTTGGTCAAGTGTAGATTGACGAACTATCTCGCCTTTAATTATTTTTCGTGCAGTCTGTGGCGTTAGTGTCTTTTTAGGAGGTGCGGATTTTCTCATTTGCGCCATGATTACTTAGCCTTCTTTGCGGCTTTCTTCATCATGCGTGGAGTGTTAGCCTTGCGACCTGACTTTGAAATAACATTCTTTGGTGCATCAGCCTTAAACGTGCGAAGTGTCGCAACATCTTTGGCACCCTCTACATAATATCGCTTAGGGTCAAAACCTCCAGGCATACTGCGTAGGTCCATAAGTGCCTTACGGCGTTCAGCATCTGTCTTGTACCCCTTAGGAGCCATTGAACCCTTATTTGCTGCTTTAAGTCCTTTTTTGTTTGCTGCTGCAGACTTCTTCTTTCCTACTGCTTTTGCAACACCCTTTACGATTTTTGATACATTTGGCATTTTATTTTCCTTATCCGAATTGTTCTTGCCACTGTTCTTGCAGCGCAAGGTCTAGGTTTACTGTTCCACGTTTTGATATTTGAGAACGGGTAGCCCAACGATTTTCTGAGTATCGCGAGATAACTGTGCTCTGTTGCATCAACTCACGGCAGCGTAGGAACGCAAACCACATAGCCATCACGCAGTCTGTTTTGCCTTTGGTCTCAGGCTTCCACGTAATTAGTTGTTGAATTAACGCCTTCATTCCTTCTGAACCTTCAGAGGAAGGAAATTCAATTGTGTTGTTTTTTTGGAATACTCCATCGTGCATAGTGCCTAGCATTGTTGACATAGATGCAACACCATGAGAGGTATCCCATTTGTTCTTCTGTGTAAAGTGCGGCTTCAAACTACAGCCATATTGCGATAGCCATTGACGCAAATCGGTATCTAGTTCATAGGCTTTCTGGTGTGCGTTAATCTCAACGCGCAACTCATTAGGACTATACTTGATAACAAATTCTTCAATCATTGCACGAATCTTTTGTGGTGTTGGCTCGGACATGTTCTCACAGTCCAGCACATAAATTTTTCCGTCTACTCGGTTATAGGTCATCGCTACAAATGCAGCATGTCCGCTGCCCATAGCAGGGTCAAATCCAACAACTGTAAAACCTTCAGCACTAATCGGATGTCCCACCGCGCCTGGTTTTAACGGACCTCGCTTACGCATACCTTTGACACAAGCCTGAACCAGTGCGGGTGGGAAGATGGAATCTTCTTCGACATCCTCTTGCTGGTAGACCAAAGCCCAAGTACTAGGAGTTACTTCGCCACGGCGCTTAAATAAAGTTTGCCCATCCCATTTAGGATATAGCCCTTGCTCATCGGGTGTGTCCTCGTCTCCATCCCAAGGATGGTCAGACTTAGGCCAAAGGGTTACCCAGTCTTCTGGTTTCTTCCTAAACTCCAATACCGCAGGCATAGCCATGTAAGTAAATGGGCACTTACCGTTAGACCAATGCTTCGGATTACGAAGTTCT